TATAACGAGTTTGAAGCGTTCGTGAACCGCATCTTCAACGCCAAGGCCGCTGCCCGCATTCTGGGTGTGGCCGCGCCGGAAGAGCCTGACCCGCGCGCTGCTGTTCCACCTGAGCCGGAGCAGGCGCCCGATCCCGATCTGGAGATACCGGAAGGGCCGAAAGAGTACCCTGTAGACTTCCCGAAAACTGACAAACCCAATGGGGCTGACCATGAACAGGCATAGTTCTAGCAATGAGGTGAAAGCCTTTGTGCGCGAGTTTGAGGATTGCAGGCTCGATGCATATTGGGACGACACCAGCAACAACTGGGTTATCGGCTGGGGGCAGGAGAACTTCCTGTTTCCGGGCACGCCGGGGCAAATTCCGGTGGTCAAGGGCCTGACTATCACTCAACAGCAGGCAGATGATGCCTTTGAGTTCTTCATGCACAACGTGGTGGACCCGCTTGTCTGGAAGCATTTCAACTGCGACACACAGGCCGAGCATGACGCTTGCGCATCCTGGACATACAACATCCGAATGGGAAAGCTGGAGGCGGGCCAATACACCCTGCCCACTGTGTTCAACCGCAAGCCCCGCGACTTCAATGAAATTGTGGACTGGTGGATCAAGTACCGCAACCCGAACACCCCGACAGAGAAGGGCCTCTACCGCCGCAGGCTGGCAGAACTGTGCCTGATGATGAACTGGCCGCACCGTTATGCATGGACGGCCACGCTCAAGCGCGCAAACGGCCAGATCATTGAGCAGACCGATCCTTGGCACGTGCTGGAAGTTGCCCGCCACGAAGCAGAAAAGGTGGCGCCAAAGACGGAAGACCAGATCACCGCCGACCTCAACAACGCCCAGCTCGAAAAGCTCGGTGGCAAGGTAGGCCAGACCGTCGCCACGCCTCGCCCTCCTCCGCCTGCCGCAAAGCCGAAAGCCGCTGCCAAGGAGAAGGTAGCCCCTCCTGCTGAGCCGGTGGATGTCACGCTGCCCCCGAAGAAGATCGAAGAGAGCAAGACCGGCAAGGCGGTCAACCGGGCTGAGCGTGGCAAGGAAACGGCCATCATCGGCACCATCACCGGCACGGGTGTCACCGCAGCGGCGGCCAATGCAGAGCGCGTCGGAACGCTGATCGAGAAATTCAAGCCAGAAACGTTCATGATTATGGCAGGCCTGGTTTGCGGGTTCCTGATGGTCATGGGCATCATCATGTGGTGGTCCGGCCGGTCTGAGGCGCACTATCGCCGCCAGCATACGCAGGATCCGAAATACTGATGGCCGCCCCGATAGGATACGGCATTTGGCTGTGGTTTAAGTCAAATCCCGCAGCGCAGTGGGCCGCTGGCATTGGCGCCGGTCTGCTGCTGTTTTTCTCATGGCTTGGGCTTCGTGACCGGCGCATCCGGCGTGAGGAACGCCTGAAGCAACGCGCCGAGAACATGCGCCAGAAAGAGCGCGCTGTAGAGTACGTGGAAACCTTAAAACAGGAGGCTCAGGATGAAGCCGAACAAGCTATTGACCGCCGCGACACTGCTCAGCCTCTTGACCCTGAGCGCATGTCAGACGCCCAGCGCAAACGCATCTTTGGACGTGGTGCAGCTACAGGAGACGGCAGTAAACGTCGCTAAGGCGCAGTGGTGCTTCGGGCAGGTTCCGAAGTCTCTGGACACCATTGTTTGGTGCGCTGGCGAACGCAACGATGACGGCACCTGTTCCGTCAGTCCAACTTATGGCGTGACAGAAGATGACTACCGTGCCGCCCCTGAATGGACCCGCATCTATGTGGTGGGCAATGACGAGCAGTGGGCGGTGTCGTGCCAACAGTAACCCGCCCCAAGCCAAAGCTTGTCAGCAAGCACCTGAACCCGCCTGCAAAGGTGGCGCCGGTCAATGCGGGGCAGGTCAAAGCCCATTACGTAGGCAAGCACTCGTTCACGCTCCTGCAATGGCTTCCGGGGGCTATGCTGACCGTGCTGGCCCTGTCGCTGATCTGGGCGGGCGTGGCAGTGTTCCAGACAGCGAATTACGCCAGCGTCGGGGAAATGGCCTGCAAGCAAGGCGCGCTCCCTGAACCGCAAATCCTCTGCGCTGCGGATGATCTGGACTGCCTGACAAATCCCACCGTTCAGGAAGTCTCGAAGATCAAGGACGCCATCCGGGAGCGGAACGTATCAATGGCAAGAGCTTGCATCTCGGTGATGTGATGGGGTATTGTTGCGGGGTGCTACACCACGGCGGATAAAAGCGGAATCCGAGAAGCCAGTGACCGCATTTCGTGGAATGCTCGGATGGCACATTATAACTCCCTCGGCGCGTGCGTCGGGGACGCGGAGGTAAAGTCGCGATGCAACTTGCCTATCGCGCCGCCTGACAAAAGGTAAGCCCGGCGTCATGAACCGGCTCTACAAAACAGGCGGCATCTAGTTTAAGCCCGTCAGGTGTTCGGTCCTGACGGGCTTTTTTGTTTCAGCCTACAGCGTGCATCCGCCGCTGATGTATCTTCCCCTGCAAGATGCTGTCAGAGGTCCGCCCATCAAACAGGATGCCCAGCTCAGTGGCTTCGGCTTCCAGACGCGCCCGGCGGTTCTCGCGGGCTAGTTCCCGCTCATGGGCTCGAGCGTCGATGAGTTCCTGGATTTCGCGGGAGGCTGCATAGAGCTGGCCCCTCACAAAGAACGCCCCGATCTGGAACGCGGCTGTTATGGCTACCAGAAGCCACATGCCCGGAGGCGTCAGGCCCATCAGCTTCATGATGTACTGTATCGCATGGATCTGCAAAGCCGCGTCCACGGTCATGAACAGCACGACCAGCACCAGCAAGCCAGACTGAGCGTTACCGCCTTCCATTGCGCTCCCGTGCGCTCTGGCGAGGGACATGGGCACAATCCCCATCAGCAGGGCGAAGGCGCCAGCAAGGCCCGTGAAGGCGATCCTGACAGCCTCGTGACTGACCGTGATTTCGTCCCATATGTGATAGGACAGGGCCAGCGCCGAGATGGTGCAGGACACGACCGTTGCAATGCCGGTGATCCATTCGCCCTCGGAGAACTTCGGGGCCTGTGTCGGAAGGGTGCGCTTCGTTGTCATGCGGCACCTGCAAGCTGCTGCATCCGGCGCAGTTCGCGCATGGCGAGGAAGCGCTTGTGAGGATCGGTGCAGCCTTCAATCAGCTTGCACGCTGTCTTGAGCAAGTCACCAGCGGTCTTGCGGTTCTGGCGGGCAATGTGGGCGGTGAGGTTCATGGCGGGGGCTCCGTGTCTGTAGTGACAAGATAGCCAATCTGTAGCGACATGACAAGGGGGTGTATTGACAAAATTTCTGGCCGTCGCTACGTTAACGCCATGGCAAGAAATGACACCCCGAGATCGTTCCGGTTCCAGCCCGAAGAAGTCGAGTTGCTGGATCGTGTGGCAAAAGGCTACCCCAGCGCAAAGGCTGCGGTCATTGCTGGATTGAAGGCGCTGGAAAAGGCTCAGCCAATTACCAACGCTGAACTTCTCAAGCTGCTGAAGGAGAGACTGAAGTGACACTGACAGAAGAAGAACGCGCCATTGCCGAACGGTACACCCGTGCACGATCCGCAATGCAATATTCAGATATGTGGAACGCAAATGTTCCCATTGAGCAGAAAATCAAACAGGACGTTCGCCGCGCCGAGATGCGCGCTGAACTTGAAGCCGCGCACATGGCTTATGAAGCGATGATTGCGCGCAAGGCTTACGCCGCCCCACCCCCGCCACAATCCTGAAGATAATCCAGAGCGCTGACCCTCGGACCCATCAGCCCCCCAGCCCCTGAGGGAAAGCAGCCCCGTCTGGTCTTTGACCGGGCGGGGTTTTTTGTTGGGCTTTCCCGAAATAGTCCCGAAGCTATCTGACGATCGACGGCTAAGTCTTTGCGATCGATAATGTTTTTGTCGATCGATGAGGGATTTTAAGTCCCCTGTGTCTACCGTTCCACCACGCCGGCACTCTCGGTAATCTGCTGCATCTACGGGGGTTCTGGCTGTTTGTCACCCCGGAACCGATCCCCGAACGAACCCGAAACAGGACGGTAGGGGCCGATTAGCAGTCCCCCATATATCCCGAACTTTGTTCACGCTTCGTCTGCCTTCGGCGGCTGGCCATGCATTCCGTCCAGCGCGGCCCTGAGATCGGCTTCTGTGGCGTGCGCGTAGCGGACGGTGGATTGTATCGTCGCGTGTCCTAGAAGCCGCTGTGTGAGGCGGAGATTGCCCGTGGCGCGCAGAGTCTTCATGCCAGTGTGGTGGCGGGCGCCGTGGATCACGCGGGGCATGGTCAGCCCGGCAGCCTTCGCCGCGGAGCGCAGGCGCCAGTGCATCTGATTGTAGGTGATCTCGACCGGCGGGTCTCCGGGGAGGAGCCAGATATGGTCAGCCCCTGCGGCGCGGGCGATGCCGACCATAGCGGCGATGATGGCGGCGTCCTCAGCCTGTAGGGGCACAACGTGGTCGCGGTTGTTCTTCCGGCTGGAGCCGGGCAGGTTGAGGCGCGGGCCGTCTGCGTCGAACCGGTCAGGGTGGAAATACAGCTCTCCGAACCGGGGGCCGTAGCGCAGCAGCAAGTGGAGAAAGAACCGCTCAACCGGGGGCAGGGCGGCTTTCCATGCGGTGACCTGAGCGTCTGAATACTCGCGCGCCTCGGCCTCGGGCTCGCGCTGGCGCAGGGATGCCCAGTCTATCTCTGCCAGCCCCTTTGCCTTCCAGGCCTTGCGGGCACGGTTCATCAGGGGGCGCAGGGTGGTGTCTATCAGATCCCTGTTGATCGTGGAGGGCGAGGGCGGGCGGCGCTGGTCCTTGTAGGCCCTGCGGCGCGCGATGGCCTCCAGCACGTCCGGGGCGTCTATCTCGTAGAGCTTCTTGTGCTTGCCGACGCAGCTCACCATGACGGTCAGGCGGCGTTGCAGGTGGTCCTTGTCCTTGGTAGTGGGTGACTTCTCATCCCAGTATTTGGACGCGGCCTGGTCGATCGTCAGTTGCCCGGCGTCTTCACGGGTGCCGGTCGCGGCCTCAAGTCGCTTCTTTCGCTCCACGGCTTCGGCAGCGCGCTTTGTTTCCTGACCCGTCGAACCGTAGAAGCGCTGGCCCTGGATGATGAAGTCATAGTGCCAGAAGCGGCCTTTTCTGTAGACCGACATTTTGCCCTCTCGATATATGCAGCCACGTCTTCAGGATCGTACCGGACGACCCTTTCCGAAATACGAATGCGCGGAATGCCTCCCTCTCGCACAATAGCGCGGAAGGTGTCTTCTGACACGCCAAGCTGTTTGGCCGCCTGCTGTATCGTCAGGAGCGCGCTCATGGTGCCTCGCTGTCCTCCACGCTGCGTAGGAGGGCTGCCACGTCACCGCGCCGAACTTTGCCCCGATATTGATACTTCTTCCGGCTGGGCCAATAATCGAGCCGGTGGCCTTTAAGCATCCGCGACCAATGATAGTCCGTGTGCTTCGTCCAGCCGCCATCGTCGGCCGCGTTTGCGTCTTCCAGAAAGCGCGCCCGGTCGGCGTCGAACTTGCCCTTGAAGTGAGACTTCATGGCGTCGTAGATCGGGTCCCTCCCAGTCTCCCCTGCGTCAAGGCGCTCTATGAGATTGCGGGTCATGGGTCTTTTCTTTCAGAATTAAAACGTTCAAACAGAATGCCTGCGCAGAACGATACTGCCAGCAATGCGATAAAGATTTCGCCGCCCATCACTCCCCCTCCAGCTCGCTACCGGGCGCTGCGGACTTCACCTGCTGGATGAGAGCGCGTAGGGCGGCGCGCGCTGCATCTTGATACGTTTCCCATTGCAACATCCTGCCATCTTCCCAAGTGACATAAACTTCATCTGGCGGAACTTCCTCGCTCTGGCAGAGCGCCCTCGCGACTGCCTCAATCACCCCCTCATCCTCCAGCGCCGCTTCGAGGAAGGCGAGGATGGCGGCTTTAGCTGCCTCTCTACAATCGTCTTGAAATGGTCCGTTTACGTCGCCGTAAATACCATCAAGCATTCCATAAGTTTCGCGCCAGTGCGCTTTGTTTTTATGGATGCCATCCCAGCCGACAGTTAGGTAATTTGCTACAGCCCTCTCCGCCACCTCTACTAATTTATTCATGGTCTTGCTCCTTGGGGTGGGTGGGGCCTAGATAGGGGTCGCAGTTCATTTGGCACCAGCCGAGAACGCAATCGCTGCAAGGCGGGTCGGCTTTAAAAAAGCCGTTCGGTATAGGTCCGGCCTCACCTAAGAGCTGCAACGGGCTTTCGCCTGCGGGTCTTTCGGGCTCACTCGTTTGTGAGGCGCTACTACAGAGCCTTTTTCGCATCGGACCATCTCATGTGATTACGTGCGTACACGATCCAAAGAGCAATATTCATTGGCAGCAATCCCCAGCTTTCAGAGGCAGCGATCCACGCCAGCCAGAGCGCCTGATTGCAGAGCCCGATCAGCCATGCCGAAGGATGCTTGTTGCCCGCCATGACCGTCATCCAGATCGTCACAGCCGACATGACCCACGGCGCCCAGAATACAAAGGCTTCCATCACCCTTCCCCCTTCACAGCGCGGGCGCTTTCCCACAGCAACGCATATGCACTGGTGATCCTGTGGATCGTTTCGATGCGTTCCTGATGACTTGACGCGCTGGCCTCGCAATTTTCCACGACGCAATCAATCAGCGTTCTGAGTTCCGCCAGCTCTGCCTCTGCCTTGTCAGCGCGGGCGCGTTCGGATTCCACTAGGGTGATGAGGGTGGCGCGGTCTTTAAACATGTCGTACTGCATATCATCTCCAAACGGCCCGTTCCATTTATTGTCTGCCTCATGACGGAGCTTGATCGCCTCAAACTCTGTGTTCTGATCCATGTCAGGTGTCTCCTCTTCCAGTCGCACGTCAGGTCTCCAGTAAGCTAAGCTGCTCAGTCGGCGGATCGAAGCCGCGTCCTGTCAGCGCGTTGAAAATGGCCAAGCCCTCATTGGGATGCACGCAGTTGCGGAGCACTTGGGCAGGGCAGTGGTTGTTGCCGATGTAGATGTTTTCCTCGAAGTGAATGCCCAGCCAATCTTGCAGGCGGCGCTTGCCCTCCACGTTGGCAAGGTTGATGAAGTCAGCAGGCATCGGCTCGCAATAACTAGGGATCGGCCCGCTTGCCCAATACGCGTGACGGCCACGGACCTGCGCCGGGATCAGGTATTCATAGAAGGGCACGACATTCTCGACGCACCAGGCTCCCTTGAAGAAGTGTTTCAGGAACAGGATTTCCTCGTACAGCTTCAGGTCTGGATACCGGCGCAGGTCATGCCGGGTCGCCTTGGCCATGCGGGAATGTGTCGGGCAGGGCGGGCTCGACCAGATGAAATCGAACTCGCGCCAATGCTGCTCAAGGTATGCGTGCGCGTCTCCTACGATGACCGTATCGTCCGTGTAAAGCCGCTGGTAGACAGCAGCGATAGCCGGGTTCAACTCAACTGCCGTCACCTGGCAATCGGCCCACAGCTTCCGGTTCCCGCCAACGCCTGCGTAGAGGTTCAACACGCGCACGTCAGCTCTCCTTCGCTGCGCGGGCCGCGCTTTGCAAATCAGCAATCCACACGTACCGCCCATTGGGGATTTCCGGCCCGAATGGGGTGCCAACGATTTCTCCATCGCGTACGTTGATGTAAAGCGCGTGCGCAATCAGGTTGTCCGTATGCGTGCCGCAGACCGCAGACGTGCAGACCGGGGCACTAAACCCGGAGCAATCCTGCATCGTAAGCTGACGCGCTTTTTCGAGGCCTTCAGTGTGGTCGTATGTCTCGGTCATCTTCACTTCCTCCATTCCGGCTTACGATAACCGGCGCTATGTTTACTCAGACCGCTCACATTCGGAGACGGGATCGGTCTGTAACGGCCTTCTGCCTTGGCGCGGGTGCGGCGGGCGTACTGTCCTGACCGTCCGCCCTTGCGATCTGCCTGAGCCGCGTCACGCCCTTCCTGGATGCCTTTCTCTGCATTGCAGTCCCGGCACAGAAGCTGGCAGTTATCCAGCGTACTTGTGCCTCCGAAGGCGACAGGCTTGATGTGATCGAAGTCACGCCCAGTCCGTGTGCAGCCTTCTGCTTCGCACATGCCGCCAGAACGCTTCAGGACTTCGGCCTTGACGGCTTTCGGAAACGGGCGCCGTTTTGGTAAATCGTCAGGCCTTCTGCTCACTGACAGCCTCCTGAAACACAACGCCATGACGAGCCCCGAAGGCTTCCAGCAAATCGAACATGAAAGCCATTTCTGTCTTGCCCAGATCGGTGGAGGATCGGCCAATCGGAACGTAGCCGCCGTCTTCGTGTGGCATGTACCGCTCATTGTTGACTTCTCTCATAAAGTACCGCTTCCAGTCGTTTGGCGGGTAGCGTTTGCCATCAAGCCAAACGACTTGCGTTGCGATGTCTGTCAGCATGGCGTGAAACTTGTCATTCTGCGGAAGGCTTCTTTTCTGTTCCTTGAACTCCACCCGCCACCCGAACGGGAGCCTTGCCAGCCACTCTGCGGCTTTGGCGCGGTCTCTCTCGTTACGGATGGTCAGGAGGTAGCGGGACATCAGACAAGGCTCTCCACGGTCTCGATTTCCACGCCGGGGATTTGTGCCGAACCCTTGGAGGAACGCGCCTCAGCATTGGCGGCACGCTCAGCAGCGGCGATCACGTCCGGGTGCGCAGCGAAGTGCATGACCATCGCTTTGGCGTCGATCACCTTGGCGCGGTAGGACTTGCGAACCCCGGCAGCCCGGAACCCTTCGGAGCCCTTGACCGTCGCAACCGTTTTCACCGATGCGGCAGCAACTTCAGCCTTCTGCTCTGCCAGCTTGGCGGCTTCCATAGCCTCGTCACCTAGCAGCGGATCATCTGCCAGCCGGGCTGCGGCGCTGGCCTCTTCCTCGGCTTTCTGGCGGGCGATGCGGGCGGCTTCGTCAGCCTTGCGTTTCTGCTCGTTGATGTGATCCATCAGGGCTTTGCGCAGCGGTTCGGGGGCGGCCTTGGCGTCATCCACCAGCGGCTTGTAGGTGGCGTCGATCTGGCGGCCTGCTTCCAGGTGCGGGCGCTTCTCTTCGTCCCGCTTGGCGTCAATATCCTTTGCCAGCTTTGTGGCAAGGCCGATCAGGTCGCGGGCCTCACCGGCGTTGTCATCCGTGATTGGCGGGAAGTTGGCCACGCGGGATTTCAGGCTGGCGATTTCGTCCGCAAACAGTTCGGCGGCGGAGGGCGGGTTGTTGTGCAGGTTGTCCATCAGTGGTTTGCCTCTTCATATTGTTGGCCCTCTTCAAAATCGAGAGCGGCGGAAAGTTCTGCCTTGTATTCGGCGCGGATTTCATCGGCCCAATCCTTGGGCAGCTTCTTGATGTCGTCTTTGAAGGCTTCCGCCCACTGACGAAGCCCATGCGATCCCACGCACTTGCGCAGACCAGTTTGCAGGGCGGTGTAAAGCTCTCGGCTGGGGCCTTTGCTTGCGGGTTGACGGGGAGCCTCCAGCACCTCTACTTCGGGCGCGTCATGGGTTTCCTGAACCGGCATCGCCTGTCCCATTTCGTCAGACGTGTAGAGCCCGGAAAGCTCCTGCGGGAACGCCTTGCGCAGGGCGAGGCTTTCGGCGCACTTGGCAATCATCACGTCAGCCATCTTGGCCCACATGGTGGTCAGCTTGCCTTCCTTCGTGGTCTGAGCGTATGCATCGAAGCGTGCAACGCCCCAGCACGGCTCTTGGAAGTCAGAACGCAAGGCGCCAACCTTGGCAGCAGCGGGCGGCTTCTTGTCGAGCCACACGTCCTTCCAGGCGCCATCCTCGCCACACCAGAACGGGCCAACCTGGCCAGCATACTTGCCGATGCGCTCAGCGATTAAACGGAAGCCATCAATGCTTACCTGAACCGCCATCACTTCCGTGCGGGCTTTGCTGTCCCAGCGCTTTACCGCGTAAATCTGGCGGGCAAACGGGTCCAGTCCGGTTCGGTTGCACTGGCTGATGAACAGTTGCAGTTCGTCATCTGTTGCGCCCTTGCAGATCGTGCGCTTGATAAGGTCCACCTGATCCGCACCAAGCATTGCCGGGGCAGTGTGCTGCTTGATTACTGCCAGTTGATTTCCATCAGCCATTGTTCTGATCCTCTCCGTATGGCCCCCACATCGAAATGCGTGCAGCTCTCAGTTGTTCTTCTTCCCGCACCCGGCGTTCCCGTGCGATTTCTGCCCAGCCAGCAAGAACACGCTGGCGGGCTTCTGCTTCTAGGTGGTCGGCGTAGGTGTTGAGGCGGGCGCGCTCGTGGGGGTGCTCAATCATGGCGGCCATCACCATGGCACTTGCTGCACTGACTGGTGGCGACAAACGTTCCGAAGTATGACTTCGTTTCACCCGTTCCCGCGCACTCTTTGCAGGCCACTTTGTTCTTTTCGCGGATTACTTCCTTGCGAAGTTGCTCCTTCTCTGCGTTGTTCTGCGCGTGCCAGTTGCTGCTGGCCACATCGTAACCCATCGCTTGCGAGTAGTGTTCCCGCCCGCTCTCGGCCCAGCTTGCAACAATAGAAACCTGTTCAGGCGTGGCGGTGATGCGAGCCTCTTCAAAAGCTTCCTCAATAAGCTCTTTCCAGTAGTCCATCACGCAGCCGCCTTCGTTCCAAGCGCCCGATAAGCGCGGTAAATCTTCCAGACGGTCTGGCCTGTCTCTGAAAGCCAAAGCTCGCTGGCGTCATCATCAGGCCAGCCGCGGTCATCGAAGATGCTTTCAATGAGGCCCGCGCTCTCTTGCGGGAAAGCCTTGCAGGCAATCTCCAGCGCCATCGCTTCTGCAGGTGTCAGGATGTCGTTGACGGCCTCAGCGGCCATGCGGGCAGCGCGCTCTTCAGCGGCTGCGGCGTTCCAGTATTCGCGTTCGGTGAGCATTGGGTGTCTCCCTTTCGATGGGGAGACGTTCGCACATCGCGAACCCATTAGCAATAGGAAAAGTAACGCAATCTGCGAACTATTTTTCTAGGTGCCCGTTTTGTCCCCAACCAGTGCGCGGATGGCCGCTACAATACGCGGACGGTCGGCATCCGATACCTGATCCCAGATAGACCATATGCCGGAGGGGTCTGATGGGTCGCGCATCAGCAGGTCTGCGGGCTGGCACATGAGCGCTTCGGCCAGTGCCTCCAGTATATCCTGGTTGTACCGACGCTTCCCACGCTCAAGATCGGATATGTAGCCTTTGGAGCTTTCGATACGATCTGCAAGGCGCTGTTGGGACAGTCCGCGATGTTCTCGCCATTGTTTCAGGTAGAAGGGGCGCTCGTTGTTCATGCCCCTAAGTTCGCACGCGGCGAAAAATCTGTAATCACGCACATTGCGAACTAAGCCCCTTGCCAAGGCGTTCGCGATATGCGAACACTGTCGCATGACCCTAGCTGATTACATCAACGAGCACGGACGCGGTACCCTTACTCGCCTCGCGAGAGAAGTCGGCACGTCCAAAGGATACCTTCACGACCTGATCAATGATCCGAACAGGCGCCCCAGCGTGGACATGGCGAAGGCCATCGAAGACGCGACCGGCGGCAAGGTTTCGGCCATTGGCCTGTTGGGTCTTGACCGGAGGAACCGGGAGTCAGCCGCATGACCCCCGCACCCCAAAACCCTGCGTCGCTCCGAAAAGCCGATGTCAACCTCTCGCCGGGCAGAGGGCAGGTAAGCCCCGCCCTCATTTTCCCGCTCGCGCTCGCTGCGTGGACCCTCGTGCTGATTGTCGTGGGGCTGGCATATGGCTGACCCTCAGATCGACATCGAAGACTGGCTGAAGGCCCACACGGCCAACAACACGGCCAAGCTCTACCGCAAGCCCGGTAACTCTTCCCGCGCTGCGCAGCGTGCTTCGATCAAGGCGCCGAGCAAGAAGGCCGTCATACTGGCTGAGCTGGCGAAGGCTCCGGCTACCCCTGAACAGATCTGGCACCGTCACGGCGGCGTCCTGAACACATGGCGCGCCCGGTGTTCCGACCTTCAGCGCCCGCGCGATGCGGACGGCAAGCGGCTTCCCCCTCAGATCGTCCCGACAGGGCGCAAAGGCCCTGCTGAGGGCGGCGGAGAGGCTGACGAATATCGACTGACCACGGAAGAAGAACGCGCCAACTGGCGCCAATAGGAGGGCCTGGGGGCTCATGACAACCGCACGCAAAGAACAGCAGGTTCGCGCTGTACTGGCCGAATTGGCCAAGGGCGCCACTAACCAGCAGGTCGCCCAGAAGCTGGGCCTGACCCGCAACACCGTGATTGGCATTGCCTATCGCCACGGCGAGCGCGGGCAGCGCCGCACAAAGGCGCAGGCCAACAACGAACGCCGCGCACGGGAGCGCATTGCAGAACGCCGTGAAAAGCGCCCTGAGCCGCCTAAGCCTGTACGCCAGCCCAAGGCCGTCATCAAGCCCGTCAAGCCCGGTGGCATCCCTCTGGAAGCCCTGACGCTCACGTCCTGCCGCTGGCCGATCACCGATAACGTCCCGCACCGCTTTTGCGGCTGCAAGGCAACAGACGGGCCTTACTGCCCGGATCACACAGAAATGGGGAGGGCAGGGCAATGAACCTCGATAAATACACCGAAACGCATCTGGCAATCATGACGCGTCAGCCGGATATGCCGTGGATACAGCAAGTTATCCTGCTGCTTTTTGCGGCGTTCACTGACGAGTCTGGTTCGTGTGTGCCCGCCTATGTGACCGATCTGGAGGTATTCAACGCCGCCCGGCACATCGCCCGCGACATGGATATTTCTTACCTTGCCGTGATGGAAATATGGGACGGCGTTCGCGCAATCCCCGGAAATGAGCCCGTTGTGGTCACCCAGCCGGAGGTGACAATCCAATGAGCGGGCTTCCATATTACAAGCGGTTTCCACGCGACTTTCTCGACGGGACCATTGGCATGGGTCTGGAGCTTAAAGGTGCCTATGCCATCCTTTTGGACCTGATTTACATGCGCAGCGGGCGCCTGCCGGATGACGCGCAATACATTGCCGGACAAATGGGATGCTCCGTGCGCAAATGGAAAAGCCTGCGCGATGAGCTTTATGCGATGGGCAAAATCAACATTGATCACGGGATTATCTCAAACTCTCGCGCCGATTATCTCCTCGAAGAAACGAGAACATTTCGAGAAAAGCAGGCCGAAAATCGTTCGCACCCCAATAAAATCAAAGCGATACAAACACCAAAGCCGCACCATACAGATACAGATACAGATACAGATATAACAGAAGCTAACGCTTCTGTAGAGCGCGCAAGCGCGCCGCCCCCCGAACCTGAACAGCCAAAGCGCAAGCCATCCCCGAGGGGAGCGGCTCGAGGTTCGCGCATTGCCCCGAATTGGGCACCCACCCCGATTGATTATGCAGCCGCCACGAAAGAGGGCCTGACCCCAGAGGAGACCAACCGTGAAGCCGATAGGTTCCGTGACTACTGGATTTCAGCAACAGGCCGAACAGCCACCAAGCACGACTGGTCAGCCACATGGCGCAACTGGGTCCGGCGCGCTGCAGACGACAAGCGCAAGCGCTCCGGCTCTCGCGCCTTTGTCCAGCGAGGAGGAGCTGAACAAACTCTCGCGGCTTTCGACCGGGTTGCTGCAAGCATGGAAGGACACGCCTCCCGGCCAGCCGATCCAGTTCAATCTGACGCCTTCACAATTGACGGCGAGTGTTGGGCTCCTGAAACGCGCACAGGCACCGGCGGATAGTCCCGTGCAGGTTCTCGCGGTCCTCAAGCAGATGCTGATTGCCTACGTCCCTCCGGGCAAGGACATCCACGAGGATGCGGTGAAGGCATGGCTTTACGTCCTCGACGGCCAGCCCCTCGCCAGCATCATCGAATGCGCCCGCATGCAGCTCAAGAGCCCGGACGAATGGGCACCAAAGCCGGGGCAGTTCCTGGAGCGCGTCAAGAACCACGCCAGCGACCTTGCCCGGATGCAGGCGCAACTGGAGTCCGCAATGAAGGGGAACGCCGCATGAAAACCCACTACGAAGACCTTGAGGACCAAGTTGCCTACTGGCGCTGGCGTGCGGAGGAAGCCGAGGCAAAGCTCTCCGAGCACCGCAAGGGCTTCCGGCACATCGTCCCGGTCAAGGGCCTCACCCCGATGCAGACGGTCATCATGACCGCCCTGAGCGAGCGCGATCTAAGCTCTCACGAACTCCAGAAGCTGCTGGAAGCCGCTGACATGGCCACCACGCAACGCTCGCTGAACGTCCAGATGTGCCTGATCCGCAAGAAGCTCCCGGAGCATCTGGCACCAAGCCGGGTCTATGGCTGGGGCGGACGGTATCAGATCCCCAACCGGGACGCGCTGAAAGCATTTCTGACCGACGCTGACGATGAAAGGGCTGCGGCATGATCCTCTGCCGGTTCCGCATCCACAAGTTCACCGAGCGAGACGAACACGGGCGCATCACCTGCCAGCGCTGCGGTAAGCGCGCTCCCATTGTGTTCGCAACAATCGAAGACCCGGCACTGGCGGGGCGTCAGCTTCGCCGCCCCAAGACACGGAGACAGGCACGATGAACTACTACGCCTTCACAGCCCGCCATGAACCAAAAGCCGCTGCCGAACTTCGGGAGGCCGGATACGACGCCTTCGCGCTGATGATGCTCGACAGGCGCCGCAAGCACCGGCACCGGGGCAAGGCCGAGGCGAACTTCAAGCCGCAGCCCATTGTGGCGTTGCGTGGCTATGTGTTCGTCAACGGCTATGACCTATGGGCCTTCAGCAAGATGCGCCATGTCCGCCAGCCTGTGCGCTTCTGCGGCCGTATGCGGGCTATCCCTGAGAGGGAACTGCAAGCGCTGCTCAACCCCCGTATGCCGTTTTTCCATGACACGGACGTTCCAAGGTTCAACAACCGCCCTGAGCCGCCCAAGGTCAAGGCAGGCGACGTGGTACGGTTCACGCTGGCAGCCGAGACTTTGGATTGCCCGGTGATGTCTGTTGACGGGGAGAGCCTGCTTGTGCAGGTCCGGCATATGCTCTTGGGGCGGGATCAGATGCGTATTGCGGTTAGCTTGGTGGAGCGGGTGGCGTGATGACGGATGCGGTGACCATTGACAGATTCGGTCGGCTTAGTGACGTGGTAAATGCCCTGCTTGGTGTTTGGCTCATTTGCGTGTGCATTGCGGGCAGCTTGGAAGTTCTGGAAAAAGCTTATTTCGTTCTGTACCCGCAGATATACGCCGACCCTGACACAGGCTGTCAGTTGAAAGCCGTTTACCGAGACGGCAAGCTAATCGGGTTCAACCCTGTCTGGACCGATGACAACGCGCTTGCGTGCAGCAAACGTCAGCCTATTGACCTAACCCGCGAACACTAGCACAACATACACGCCTAACGTGGATTCCGCACGCAGCCCGAGGGCCGAGCCGCGCACGTTACGCTAGGTGGGGGCCTATCGCACAAGCGATCACTCCCGCCAAAGTGCGATAGCATTGTCCAAACAGCACAGTCATGAGCGGCGCCGGGCTTTCTCCCTTGGCCACAGCGCTTTTCCCCCAAGTCGCGGGCACCGCTCAACCTGTTCTGATAGCTGGGAACCAGAGACATGATTGACGAAACCCTCACCCGGCTCAGCCGGACCCTTATCGCTGCCAGTGACAAGCTGGAAAGCGAAGACTTCAAGACCCGGCAGGCCCGGTATCTTGAGATCGAAGCCGAACGGCAATCCCTTGCTGAAAGCCTTGAAGCTGACGAGGCTGCCGTTGTAGCCGCTCAGGAGGCCCTGCAGCGGTATGTAAACCCGCCTGCCGAGGTGCCGATGCCTATGGATGCGCCAACCAATTGGGGCGCCGAAAAAATCTTCAGCGGGACACTCGGGGAAACCGTAGACGTGGAGCAATACTTTCGCCCCGTCTTCGGCCAGACCGAACCCGATGAATTTAGCTCCAGCCGCGCTAACGGCGCATACACAGAGGACTGAGACAATGGCCATCCTTCATCCCGACATCGCCCAGTCTGCCAAGAAGGCAAAGCCCTTTGCCAATTTCCTCTGGGCCGTGTTCATGGTCTGCTTCGTTGTTTCTCTCGGCTGCAAATACGTGCTGACCGGCTGGCCTTGGTATCTTTCGTGGCTGGAGGGCATCAGCACGCTTATCGTCGTGCTTGGCCTTGGCGCTATCGGATACCTGGTGGCCCGCAAGAACCCGCTGGTGAAGTAATGCTCCTGTGGGGCATCTTCCTGCTGATAGCCTCCGCGCTCACGCTCGGGGGCCTTTGGTTTGTGATGAGGCGCGAAGGCGAGTAGCGCAACCAAAGGCTACGAAATTACGGGGCTGAGACTTTCCGGCCCGTAACCAAGAATAGAATCATATCGAGTAACGATCAACTGACCGCTCAAACCGGCAGGAGGATTACGTGACCACTAAAATACAGGGCCAAAAGACAAAGAAGCCGCGCAAGTCCTACAATACTGAAAACCTGACCAACGCGGGCAAAGGCAGGCCGAAAGGCGCACAGAACAAAACCACGGCCCTTCTCAAGGATGCCATCCTACAAGCTGCCGAAGCTGCAGGCAGGGAAATCGGACAAGACGGCAAGCCTACCGGCAAAGGCGGAATGGTTGAGTATCTGACCAAGCAGGCAAACGAGAACCCCGGCCCATTCCTTTCCCTGCTCGGCAAAGTCTTACCCATGCAGATTGCAGGCACGGATGAAAACGGCGAGGCCAAAGAGCTGAGGATCAGCTTTGTCGGCGGTGATTGATTGGCAGGTTCCTGCTGTCTACAGGCCGCTGTTCAAGCAAAGTCGCTACAAAGCCCTTCATGGCGGACGCGGCGGCGGTAAGTCGCATCACTTCGCTGAAAAGCTGATACTGCTATGCCGGGCCAAGAAAATCCGCGCCGCCTGTATCCGTGAAGTCCAAGTTACGATCCGGGATTCCGTTCGCCAGCTTCTTATCGACAAGATCCAGAAGTTCGGCCTCGGCCAGTTCTTCGATGTTCAGCAGAACGAGATACGCGGACGCAATGGCTCGCTGATCGTATTCAAGGGGATGCAGAACTACAACGCTGAGAACATCAAGTCGCTGGAAGACTTTGATGTCGCGTGGGTGGAAGAAGCGCAGACGCTCAGTGACAAAAGCCTGAGACTGCTTCGCCCTACGATCCGCAAGGAAGGCTCGGAAATTTGGTTCTCTTGGAACCCACGATATGAAAGCGATGCAGTAGACGAGTTTTTCCGGGGCGCGCATCCGCCTGATGATGCGATTGTTCTAAGGGTAAACCTTGAGGACAACCCTTGGGCAACGAGCGTGCTGCTCAAAGAGCGCGCCGATGACTTTGCCCGCGATCCTGAAATGGCCCAGCATGTCTGGGGCGGCGACTATGAGATTGTTACCGAGGGCGCCTATTACGCGCGCCTGATTGCCCGCGCCGAAGAGGAAGGCCGCATTGGGAATTTCCCGCACAATCCCAAGCTGCCAGTTCGCACAGCATGGGACATTGGCGTGGATGACTACACCGCTATCTGGTTTATCCAGGATGACGGCCTGTTCCATACGGCGGTTGATTATTACGAGGTGAGCGGGCTTGGCGCTGAGGACATTGTGAGGCAAGCCTTGCCCGAGATGATCCCTGATTTGCAGGAGCGCGCTGAACAACGGCTCTTGCTTGGGCGGGACAACGGGTTCCGGTATGCGGTCCATTTTCTGCCTCATGATGTGAAGAACAGGGAATGGGGAGCTGGCGCCAGAAGCCGCGTTGAGACGCTGATGAGCTTTGGCGTGAAGCCTATTCACAAGGGCGCAGCGGTCGGGCCGGAAGAGCGCATAAACGCAGGCCGTGCTTTGTTGCCTCAGTTCAGGTTCAACCGGACGCCGCGCGTAATGCTGGGCGTCAACAGGCTTCGCCGCTACAGCCGCAAGCGTAACGAACAACTGCGCACCTACATGGGGCCGCTGCATGACGAGAACTCGCACGGGGCGGATGCCTTTGGCGAATACTGCGTCAACCGGGGTGTTTACCTGATTGAAGCGGAAGCCACCAAGCCGCCCCAGCCCACAGGCTCTGTCATCCTTGAGGGCCCACCAATGCCGCGTAAGAACACCAAGCTGAAGGTCTGATGCAAGAAACCGTCAACGACACGATCCCTCAAGACCCTGAAGCGCAGGACATGAGCGCAAAACCTTGGTGTGAACTCATCAAGGACGCGGAGAAGGCGTTTGCTTCATGGCATGAGCGGTGCGAGCGGGCCAAGGAAAACTATGCCAGCCTGAAGCGCCTGGCGGGTGAGAACAAGAGCCGCGAAATGCAGCTCCTCTATGCCAACCTCGAAGTCATCAAGCCCACGATCTATGCCCGCAAGCCCATTCCCGTTTGCAAGCCGAGGTTCACGGATCGCAGGCCTGTGCCGCGCGCTGCGTCAGAGCTTATCGAGCGCGCCTTGCTGGCGAGCTTCGACATAGAGCGCATCCATGACACGCTGATTGGTGTGCGCGATGACCTTGCGCTCTATGGCCGGGGCGTGATCTGGCCGCGCTACAAGACTGAAGGCGAGATTGCCCAGCCCGATCCCAACACCAAGCCGACCGAAGGCGAAGAGTATGTGGAAGGGTTCGGGGAGTACGTCTGCTACGATCACCTGAACCGCAAGGACTTCCTGCACGAGCCTGTAAGAGCGTGGAATGAAGTGGGCTGGGTTGCCCGGCGTTCGTGGCTCACAGCAAAGCAGGGACAGAAGCGCTTCGGAGACCGTTGGAAGGGCCTGCATTACACCGAGACTGAGAACGACACGGCCGAAGAATACCGCGTGGAGAAGAAAGCCGAGGTCTGGGAAATCTGGCACAAGGGCAAGAACGTTGTTGTCTGGATACACCCGAAGGCCGATGAAGTTCTCGATATGCAGGAACCGTGGCTGAACCTTGACGGGTTCTTCCCGTGCCCGAAGCCTGCCTATGGTGTGACCGAGCCTGAAAGCCTGATCCCGGTTCCGGATTACCTGTTCTACCGCGACCAGCTTGAGGAAGTGAACACGCTTACGGGGCGGATCAGTTCACTGTCTGAAGCGCTGAGGCTGAAGGGGTTCTATTCTGCCGGGGCCGAGAGTGTCGGCACGGCTATTGAGAAGGCGTTCCAGTCTGTAGACGACAACGCGGTGATGATCCCGGTTCCGACTGTTGCGGCATTGGGACAGGGCATGAAAGACGCCATCGTCTGGATGCCTCTGGTGGACATTGCGCAGACGATTGCGGCGCTCGTGGACCTTCGCAAGCAGTTGATTGAGGACATTTACCAGATCAGCGGCATCTCCGACATTATGCGGGGTGAGACAAAAGCGACCGAGACAGCGACGGCGCAGAACATCAAGGCTCAGTTCGGATCTGTCCGTGTGCGCTCCAAGCAGGAAGAAATGATCCGCGTTTCTGATGACACCATGCTGATTGCGGGTGAAATCATGGCGGAGAACTTCCAGCCGCAGACGCTGCTTGAGATGGGCCAGCTCGACAAGATCGTTCCGGGCCAGCTTATCCAGCAGCACGAAGCGATGAAGCGGCAGATGGCGCAGATGCAGGCCCAGCAGCAGCCCGGCCAGCCGCCGCAGCCAATGCCACAGATGCCCCAGCTTCCGCCCTTGCCAAAGGACGCTGTAGCCGCAGAGGAAGTGTTCGCGCTACTGCGTAACGAAAAGATGCGTCCGTTCGTTCTGCAGACGGCAAGCGACAGCACCATCCAGCCAAACGAGGACATGGAGAAGCAGCGGCGCAACGAGTTTGCAACGGGCGTGGGCGGGCTCCTGACGGCTTCCATTCCAGTGATCCAGGCTGCGCCTGAAGCGGCTGTGCTTGTTGGGGAGATGCTGAGATTTGTGGCAGGGGCCTACCGCGCCGGGCGTGAGCTTGAGCAGACGATTGATGACTTTGTGGCCAACATCACGGAGAAAGCCTCCGCCCCGCCGCCGCCTCCGCCGCCTGATCCGAAAGTAGAGGCGATGAAACTGGATGCGCAGAATAAGGACAAAGAACACCAGTTCCGCATGACCGAAATGCAGATGCAGCAGCAGCACGAGGGCCGCATGGCCCAAATGGATGAGCGCTTGAAGCAGCTTGACTTGGTGTTGAAGCAGTTCACGGCGCAAGAGCGCATGAACCGTCCGCAGCCCGAGCGGGTTAGCTGATGGCGGTTCCGGTTGTCATTGTCACGTCCAACGGGCGCCCCGTGGTGAACGTCGCCAGCAATGCGCCGCCAATGACGGTTGTGGACACCAATGGCGAGGCAATCATCCTTGTGGATGCCGGGGCTGAGCCCGTCACATTGCTCAATCCTGATGGCACGCTTTGGGTGTCTCAGGGGTTTGACCAGCTAATCGCCTCCCTTTTGTCCGCAGGCGAGACGGTGGCGTTCTATGATCCTAACGACCTGACGTCTGTGTACGCAGCCCGCACGGGCGGTGCGAATGCGGTTGCCGATGGGCCTGTCGGGCTGATGCTGGACAAAGCTCAGATGGGCGGGCTGACGGCGGCGGAGTATCTGGCCGCGCTGGATACGCCGGAGCTTGTGACGAATGGGACGTTTGATACTGATAGCAACTGGAACAAGGGCACAGGGTGGACGATTAGTGGTGGTGTTGCGAGCGTAAGCGGAACTGCTAGCAGGCAATATTTACAGCAAAACATTACCGGCATTACACTAGGAAAGATTTACCAGCTAAAGTTTGAAGTCGTTTCAATAACGAGTGGCTCTGTAAAGATTTTTCAGGGCAGCGGCGCTTATTCTCTTCCATCTGCAAGTACTACAGGAACTTTCACGCGCACCTATGCATCGGCAAGTACATCCAACATATTTTTTTACGGGGATCCAGGGGATGATTTTTCCATCGACAACATCTCCGTCAAAGAAATCCCCGGCTACCACGCCACCGCCCCAAGCGACGCAGCCCGTCCGATCCTGCGGGATGTAAGCAGCACCTACGCGCTGGACTTCGACAACGTGGATGACGTTCACAACATCGCATTGCCGAATGACAGTTATGATACGTGGACGGTAGCTTCTGATGGCTCTGTCACATTTGGCACGACGACGCTGAGTGGCGGGACAGGCTATGCGCTCAACACGGACAATGCCGGATTTGGCATCACAACTGCGACACTGACTGCCGCTCAAAAATCAATCATAGAGGCGTCTTACTGATGTACACCGAAAGCCTCGTCGCCATTACACCCGCTGACTTCCGCGACACTGCCGAGCAGCTTGGCATGGCGATGGGGCATAGCGGCCATGAGTTCAGCGTGCCGCTGTACACGGGCGCTGACCTTACCCACTACGGCCTGCACGCTTGGGTGACGCCCGAGGCGGCTCAAGTCTGGCTTGGCAATGCGTACCCGCCAGACACCGGCTACACAGACGAGCAGATCGACGCCATCCGCACGGCGCTGGTTGTTTCTGTGCAGACGGGCGGGGTGCCTGCGGAGCACTTTGGCGCTGTGCTGGTGGCAGAGGGGCTGAGTATGGAAATGGAGACTGTGGAATAATGCCCCGTTACCGTATCTGCAAGCTGTGCGGCGACCTGCATGATGTCGATCAGTGGCCCGACAATCACCGCGAGTGGAAGATAGACAACCGGTCTGAACTGGCCGCGCCCATGATTATCCGGGACAGTATGGAGCCGGTTAAGTCGATGCTGGACGGCCAGATGTATGACAGCAAGCGCCGCCTGCGCCGGACGTACAAGGAAGCCGGTGTCATCGAAGTCGGGGACGATAAGAGCTACACCAACCCGGAATACATGCGCCGTCAGGCGCCTTCGGAGGTGAAGCGGCGCAAGGAAACACAGAAGAAGAAAGTAGAAGCCGCAGTTGGCAAGGCGCTGAGCCGGGCCGGGTTCGGCGCATAACACGATCCCTCAGACGGAGCCCACAATGCAAGAACTCGACAACGCCCCTATTGAGCAGGAAATCGCGCCTGCTCCGGACACCGGGCCGAAGGAAGCGCCCACGCTTTCCGGCGCTCTGGACAATGCGTTCGACAAGATATTCGAGGATGAGCCGGAAATGCTCTCCCAGCGCGCCCGCGATGAGCGCGGCCGGTTTGCGCAGAAGGAAGCCGAAGCCAAGGCGGATGTTCCCAAGGAGGCCAAGCCTGAGCCTGTCAAGCAGGACGCTCCGAAGGCTGAAGAGGCAAAGCCTGACGCCAAGCCGTTTAATCCCGATGAACCGCCTTCCCGCCTGTCGGCTGAAGCCAAGGCCGCATGGCTTGCTGCCCCGCCCGCGCTGAAAGCTGATGTTCACCGCACCATCCAGGAGATGGAACAGGGGATTGCAAAATACCGCGAGACGGCGACCCGCTGGGAATCGGAGATCAAGCCCTATGAACAGCTTGCCCAGCAATATGGGATGGATGTGAAGGGCGTGCTCGCTGACTACGAGGGTATGGCGCGCATGATGGCGACGGACCCGGTGAAGGTGTTCGACACGCTCGCCCAGCGCCACGGGTTCACTCTGCAGGAAGTCGCGGCGCATGTTCTCCAGCAGGATCTGGATGACTTTGCCAAGCAGACCACGGCAGAAATCAAGCGCCTGCAGGCTGAGAATGCCCAGCTCAAGCAGTCCACACAGCAGTTTACCCAAGCGCAGCAGCGCGAAATCCAGTCATTCATTGCAGAGTTTGCGGTGAAGAACCCCCGGTATGATGAACTGGAAGGAACAATCGCGGGCATCCTCCGCAGCGGCATGGTGACCGCGACGGACCCGCGCACAAGATTGCAGGAAGCCTATGACATTGCAGACCGGCTCAAACCCGGCGCAGCGCCCGTGGCTCCGCAAAACCCGGCACTAGCGGCTCAAAACCGCAAAGGCCAACTCTCTGTAACTGGCGCTCCCGGCTCGGGCTCAGACCCCGCGCGCCGCAAACCGCCTGAAAGCGCCCGTAAAGCGTTGGACAATGCGTTCGACCAGCTCGGGATTTAACCTCAACATCTACAGGAGAGCGTCATGTCATTGACCTCAACCGAGAAGCTCCAGGAAGCTTTCTCGCTGGCCCTGGAAGAGCGCAGCGCCGGTTATGCCGACCTTGTGAGCAATTCCAACGCCATCCTCTCGGTGATGAAGAGCCGGAACCAGTTCAAGGAGTTTTCCGGGCCTTCGATCCGCGAGCGCCTGCTCTACAATGAGAGCGGCACCTACACCCGTTATTCGGGATACCAGTTCCTCAATCCGACCCCGGCCGAGCTGTTCAACGATGCGGAATTTACCGCAAAGCTGGCGGCTGTGTCGGTCACGCTGTCGGGAGAGGACATCCTGAAGAACTCGGGCCGCAACCAGCTCAAGAACATCATGGAGGAGCATATCTCCGCCGCTGAGCAGGAACTGGAAGACCGGTTTGTTGAGGACGTGCATTCTGCAGGCACGGCCACCAACCAGATCGGCGGTCTCCAGCTCATGGTTCCGACCACGGTTGATTCGGGCACCTATGGCGGTATCAGCCGCGCGGACAACGCCATCTGGCGGACAACCACGTATGATGCCAACTCGATCACGGTTGCAGGAACGGCTTACACGGCTGTAACGGCGACTTCGATCAAGCCGATTTTCGACGCGATCATGATTGCCCGCTCCAAAGGCAAGAAGGGTCCGGACATCATTGCGTGTGCTCAGGAGCACTACATTGCCTATACGGCAGCGACGGTGAACATCCAGCGCATCAATGACGAGAACGGCCTTGGCAAGCTCGGCTTCACCACCCTGAAATACTACGGCGGCGGCAAGTCCGTGGACGTGGTGCTTGAGGGCGGGATCGGCTCGGCCATGCCTGCCAACACCACCTACTTCCTCGACACCAAGGCGATGAAGTTCCGTTACCACCCTGATCGTAACTTCGTGAAGTTCGGCGGCAAGCAGATGCCGGTGAACCAGGATGCAGTCGTACAACATATAGGATTTTTCGGTAATCTTACCATGAATGATCCTCAACACATGGCGAAGCTTTACGATAGCAGCGTCTGAGGAGGGAAACCCATGACTATTGGTCAGAACGCAGTTGGGGCCTCGTTTGACGAGGTTTCAACGAACCCCACTTTCGAGCTGGGGACTATCATGTGGGGCGTGGGCAAGGCCTACGTCTACGTGCAGGCAAGCGGCGAAATCACCGGGGACGGCTATGTCGTCACCATTGACGAGTCGTTTCAGGCGGCAATGCTCACGACTTCCAACGATGCGCTTGGCGACAAGATCGGCGTTGTGGAGACGGCATTTGCCGACAACGAGTATGGATGGGCGCAGGTCTATGGCCCGTGCGGTATCCGGACGGAGCAGGACGCAGCGGCCAATGGCCGTCTGGCGGCAACGTCTGACGCCGGACAGGTGGACGACGCCAGCACCGTTGGCACGCTTTACATCGAAGGCATGGTCCTTGGCACGGCCACCGGCGGCGCAGATGCGGTCAACACGACCGGTTCGCTCAACTGGCCTGCCATCTCCACGGTCGGCACTTACGCCTAACCCAGCCTGACCTTCCGGGGGCGGGATGACTTCTCGCCTCCGGTCCTTTTCCACAATCCCTCAGACGGAATCCCGACATGCAAGATACATCGCACCTTCACATCACTTTCTACGTTGAAACGGTGGAAGACCCGAAAGCCACGGCAAAGGACGGCGTTCCCCGGTTCAAGGACGTGGAGATGGTGAAAATCCAGTTCGCCGGTGACCGCAATTCGGTGCTGGTTGCTCCGGCCACGGACACGAGTTTCTGCCCCGAAGCCCGGGAGCAGCTTTCCTACAAGGACCAGTTCCCCCGGCATTATGCGGCGTTTCTTGAGAACCGCGAAATGCACGCAGACGGCACGCCTGTTGACCAGCTTCCCGGCATCACCGGATCGAAGGTGGCCGAGTTCAAGGCGCAGAAAGTGTTCACTGTGGAAGCCCTTGCGGCGCTTGACGGCACGGCGCTCAACCGGCTCGGCATGGGTGCCCGCGAATGGAAGGTCAAAGCCCAGAACTGGCTGGAAAAGGCCAAGGAGGGCGCCATCGACAGCAAGCTCGCTGCGCAGAATGAACAATTGCAGGCCCAGCTTGCCGCCATGCAGGAAACCATCCGGCAGCTTCAGGCGGGTGGCATGGCCAAGGCGGAAGATGATGGCGAGCCAAAGATTGAAGTGGTCACCGAAGGCCAGTTCCAAGGCAACACGGCTGAAGACCTCAAGCGGTACATTCAGATTCAGACCGGCAAGGGTGTGAAGGGGCGCCCCAGCCTTGCCACGCTTAAGACGATGGCTGAGGAACTGGCCGGGGCTGAGGCGTCCGCATGAGCGTTCTCTCGGTCATCCAGTCTGCGTGTACGTCCGGCATCGCCTTAGCGAAGCCAACGAGCGTGTTTGGCTCTGCGGTGCGCGAGCATCTGGAGCTGGCCACGCTGGCGCAGGAAATGGCCGAGATGATCGCCTCTGCCCATGAGTGGGAAAAGCTGAACCGGATTGCGACCATCACCGGAGACGGATCGACGGAAGATTTTGACCTGCCGACCGATTACGACCGGATGCTGGACAAATCGCAGCTCTGGACCTCTTCGCTGGAAACCCCGCTGAGCCCAGTCTCTGACCGCGATGAGTGGCTGGGCCTTGATGTGCAGTCGTTTGACTTCGTAGTGAACGCCTGGATCAAGTATGGCGACCAGATCCACATCAAGCCTGCCCCTGCCGATGCCGAGGCCATCAAATACTGGTATCAGTCAAACCTGATCGTGGCCCCGGCATCGGGCACCAACAAGGCCGCGTTCGATACGGACACGGATACATTCCGGATTGATGAGCGGCTGCTCAAGCTCGGCATCATCTGGCGGTGGCGGGAAATGAAAGGCCTGCCCTATGCGGAGAACCTTGCCGACTATGAGCGGGCGCTCGCCAAGCGGATCGCAGAGGATAAGGGTAGCCGCATTATCCGTATCGGGCGCCCGAGCCTGCCGCGTGATGCGATTTACGCTTATCCCAAATCTGTGAGCGGTTAATGAGACTGGCGCTCCAGCCCAACAGCCGCAGGCCGGTTTATCCAGTGCCGCGCACGTCTCGCCCGCAGACGTTCCCGGCGCCCGTGCGGGGCTGGGTGACAAATACGAACCTGTCGCAGCCGATGGATCAGGCGGCATTGGTTCTGGATAACTGGTTCCCCAGCCAGACAGGGATCAAACTGCGGGGTGGGTGCGGGAAATATGCAACTCTGGGAGACCCCTGCACGGCGATGTGGGGCTATCTCTCCGGCACAACGGAAAAGCTGTTTGCGGCGACCGCTGACAGCATTTTCGACATTACCACGGTTTCCGATCCGGACGTTGCCCCAAGCGCGGCAGTGGGAAGCCTGAACGGCGGCAATTGGACGTTCGTGCAGTTTGAGACCTCCGGCGGGGATTTCCTCGTGGGCTGCAATGGCGAAGACACGCCGCAAGAGTTTGACGGGTCTTCATGGTCGGCCAGCACGATGACCGGCCTCACCACGTCGCTCCTTAGCCATGTGTGGGCGTTCAAGAACCGGCTGTTCTTCATTGAAGGCGGCACGATGCGGTTCTGGTATCTGCCGGTGGGCAGCAAGACCGGGGCGCTGACGAGTTTCAGCCTGCAAGGCGTGTTTTCTCGCGGCGGGGCTTTGCTGTTCGGAGCCACATGGTCACAGGACGCGGGCGACGGCCTGGATGACTTCTGTGTGATTGTCTCCACGCTGGGAGAGGTGGCGGTCTATCAGGGAACGAACCCTTCCGATGCGGCCGCATGGTCCCTTGTGGGCCGCTATGAGATTGCCGCGCCCCTTGGCAAGAATGCGATTGAGCGGGCAGGCGGCGAGCTTCTGATAGCAACGGTGGAAGGGATTATCCCCGTCTCTGAATGTATCAGCAAGGACCGGGCCGCGCTGAGCCTTTCCGCCATCAGCCGGGCGATTGAGCCGGACTGGAATGATGCGATCCGCGACCGGGCAGGTTTGCCGTGGACGCTGCTCAAGTATGACGAGCGCAACCAGATGATTGTCGGGATGCCGAGTCCGAGTGCATCGGTAGATCGTCTGTCCTTTGTCTGCAACCTTGAGACCGGGGCGTGGTGCCGGTTCACGGGGACGCCTTGGGATATACGTGGGCAGACAGTCCTGTTGGGCGTGCATTATATCGGGACCGGTGACGGGATCATCTACCAGACAGACTTTGGCGGGTCAGATGACGGGGACGTTTACACCTGCGATTATGTCGGGCATTTCAGCCAGCTCGGGGCCGGGGCGGCGATCAAGTCTGTCAACCTTGTGCGGGCTAATTTCCGGGCCACGCGGGCGTTTATTGCGCAAGTGTCGGGGAGTGTCGATTACGCGGTCAGCCTGCCGCCTGCGCCGTCCAGTGTGGCGGATTCGGTAGAGGATGTCTGGGACGGTGGGGATTGGGACACAGCCGTCTGGGATGGCTCTGCAGGGGCGCTGAGCATTACAAGCAACTGGCAGGCACTGGCGGAGGCCGGATTCGTGTTTGCCCCGCAGGTGCAGGTGACATGTGGTGTCACGCCCCGCCCGGACGCTGAGCTTATGAGCTTTGACGTGATGTATGAAATCGGGGCGGTGGTGGTGTGAAACTCCTGCACGGTCATTCGGATGCGGTGGAAGCGTTTGTTGCTCAGCTTATTCCGGATGCGGAACGGGGGTTCTCGGGCGCGAAGGGCGTGGGCGTAATCGACAAAGACGGCTTGATGGTAGCGGGCTGGATTTGGCATAACTGGAACCCGGCCGCCAAGACCATTTCGTTTTCAGGCGCGAGCATCACCCCGAAATGGATGACGCGAGGCATTCTGCAGGAATTGTTCTCTTACGCCTTTGACGGTCTTGGCTGCCAGATGGTGACGACGCTCAACAGTGGGCGGAATGTCAGGCTTCACCGGCAGCTCAGCGCCTTTGGGTTCACCCGCTTTGACGTGCCCCGCATGTTTGGCCGGGATCACGATGGGGTCTTCTGGACTCTGACTTTTGAACAATGGAAAGAATCGAGGTTCTTCAATGGGCATCGGAAAACCGAAGGCGCCAAAGCCGCCTGATCCGAACGAAGTCGCCAGCGCTCAGACTGGCACGAACATCGGGACGGCGATTGCAAACACCACGATGGGGCAGGTCAACCAGGTAACCCCTGATGGCTCGCTGACCTATTCGCAATCGGGAATGCAGACTTTTACCGACCCGACCACGGGCCGAGCATACCAAATCCCGCAATACACAGCGACCACGACGCTCAGCCCGGAAGCGCAGGCCATCCGCGAGCAGAACAATGCTGCAAGCCTGAACATGGCAACGCTGGCGGCTAACCAGTCCAGCCGGGCCGATGAGCTTCTGTCGCAGCCGTTCAATGCGGGCAACCTTC